TAAACGTACTAAAGATTTTAAATACATACAACAATCAAAGAAGCTTTTGAAAAAGATCGCAGATGTACAAAAGAACTTCTTTTACGATTAATAAAAAAGAGGTGTATATTATTTTTTAGTTAGTTAAAAATAGAGTACCTTTAGACTTTGGCTATAATAAGGTCAATAAAGTTCAAAATCATAACAAGGTTTGTTATGAATTTAGTATAAATTTAATTATATTTGTAAATAGATAGATTATGGGAAAAGAAAATCAGACTTTAGATGAAAAACCAATCACTGGGGTAGGAGATTCAGCTAGTGCAGTAAACGAACTTTGGGATATAGATGAAACTAACTTTGATGATGCGTTTGAATTAGAGACAAATGCTGATCCAGTTTTAGGGATAGACCTAGGGGTCGAATCAGATTCGAAAGAAGAAAGTAAAGAAGAGGTAGAAATACCTTTACCATTAGAAGAGGATGACACTGAGGAGGAAGCTCCTGAGGAATTAGAATTGGATCTTGACACATTTGAGTCAAAGGAAGAGGAAGAAGAAGAAGAGTCATCTGATGATGAGGTTAATGCGACTAAAGATTCTAAAAAGGCGGGCAAGAAAGAGAAAGTAGAGGAGGTAGACTCAGATAATGAGTTTGCAATTTTTGCGAAGATGTTAGCCGATAAAGAACTTCTGGACATTAATGAGGAGGAGTTTGATCCAACTGAAAAAGGATTGATGGATGCTTTTGCAGACACAATTGAAAATAGAGTTAAAGAAGAGATTGAATCTTTTCAGAAGACTCTACCTAAAGAAGGGAAAGAACTTTTAACTCATCTTATGAAGGGAGGTAAGGTTTCTAATTTTATGGAAGTGTATAGTACCCCTGAGTTAGGTGATCTGAATATTAAAGGTAACAACATTGGAAATCAAAAAGCGGTATTAGCTGAGTTTTTTAAGCTACGTGGAGATAACCAGGAAGATATATCTGAGATGTTAGAAGATTACGAAAACTTAGGAAAGCTTGGGAAGCAGGCTGAAAAGGCTCAAGGCAGACTCGTTCAATACTACCAGCACCAAAAAGAACAACTAGTTGTTAAACAGGAGCAGGCAGAGGTGGAAAGAGTGCAAAAGCGGAGAGAGGTTCAGGAGAACATCCAAACTACTATATCAGATTCTGATGAAATAAAAGGATTTCCTCTTAGTCGAAAGTCTAAGAAAAAGCTGATGAGCTACATGACTGACGCTAAAGTAAAGATTGAGTCACCTGACGGTCCTCAATTTGTTACGCAGTTTCAGGCAGATGAGATGAAAGCATCGAGTAACGTTGATGATTTTATTTTAAAAGCTTATCTGAGAATGACTAATTATAGTTTAGATGGAGTGCAAACAAAATCTAAGTCACAGCTAGCATCTCAACTTAGGACGACTTTACAGAATAAGAAGCGTATGACCGATACGAAAGCAACTTTCGGAGGCAACAAAACCCCAGGGGGTGCCGCATCAAAATCATCAAATTCCTGGGATATTTAGTAACTAATTAAAAATTGTTAAAAAAATGATTAAACAATCAAAATTGACAGTTCTTACTCGTCCATGGCACGCGAATTTTACTGAAACTAATCACTTGGGGTCAGCGTTCTTAACTGAACCACACAAGTTTGATAAAGTTTTAACGAGAGTCTTTACAGCTTCTCGTATCGCAGACAACCCACTTACAGCTATGACTAAAGGTATGGGAAGAACTTCAGAAATCGAGGGATTCGATTGGGAATGGGAGCTTATGGGAGCTTCAAACCGTCCACTAATAGCTATAGCTAATTCAGGGGCTGCTGCAGGAACTGCAGTTGGTGCTAATGGATTACCATTTGCTATCACAGTAGACGAAGACTGGTTTAAACCAGGAGATGTAGTATCGCCTAATACAGGTGCTAACAATGCGAAGAGATTAATTCGTATTCAAAGCGCTCCTGTAGCAACAGGTGGAGGCTATAAGTATACTTGTAAATTGGTAACTGACGATGCTGCTGCTTCTGTAGTGGTTGATGCTGGCTCTCAATTAAGTAAAATGTTCTCTGTGTATGAGGAAGGTGGTGACCAATCAGGTTCTACTACGTACGCAATGCCAATGAAATTGAGATCTCAACTTTCTACTTATAGAAAAGAGTACTCTATCACGGGTGATGCTGCTAATCAAGCACTAGTTGTTGCATTAATGGATCAAGAAGGTAAGGTATATAAAGACTATAAATGGTTAAAGTATGCTGAGGCTGAGTATTGGATTCAGTGGCACAAGGAGAAAGAAAGAGGTTTATGGTATGGACAAATGTCTAATAACGTTGCAGGAGCTAACGGTAGAGCTGCAAGAACTGGGCCTGGTGTTCAGGAGTTATTGAAAGATTCACATGTTCACGTGTATAACACTCTTACTGAAAAATTAATCAGAGAGTATTTACTTGACATCTTCTTCGGAAGAGTTGATATGGGTAACAGAGACATCGTTGCTTATACAGGGGAATACGGTATGTTAGCTTTTCACCAAGCAATGTCTAACGCTTCTGCTCCATTCTTAACTATGGACTCTAAGTTCATTTCAGGGGAAGGATCAAACTTAGCATTCGGTGGTCAGTTCGTTAAATATATCGGACCTAATGGAATTTCTCTTACATTAAGACACAATCCTGTGTATGATGATAGAGAGATAAACACTCAAATGCACCCTAACAAACAAGTACCTTTGGAATCAATGAGATTTACTTTCCTTGACTTCGGTAGTAAAGGTGGGGATGCAAACATCAAGTATGTACATAAGAAAGGTGGATATAAATTAGGATATGTTTCTGGTTTACAAACTCCTTACGGTGCAAACAAAGGTGGTCTAATGAGTAATGCTAAAGATGCGTATACTATGATCGTTCACGATCAGTGTGGTGTTCAAATCGATGACGTTACAAGATGTGGAGAGTTGATCTTAGGATTACAATAATAATATGAATTACATAACTAAAAATTAAATTATGACTAAAGTAGTTAAAAACTTAGTATATGTAAAACCAATCATAAAAGAAAGATGGCATGGCCTACATAAAATAGGTCGTGCCAAATTTCAAGGCACGTCTGATGTACTTCAGGCAGTTTACGATAGAAATTTAGGTGTTCTTGCTACAGGGTTAGATGAAGAGCAAAGAGAAAGACTAAGTAAAAGTATGGGAGTTGATTTAGCTCCAATACAATCAAATGAGTACTGGCACGAATTTAAAGTAAAGTTAGAAGATAAAACTATGATTTTTGACACTAACATTCCTTTTCAAGAATTACAGATTTCAATGTTAAGAGCGAGTAGCCAAATTGCTAACTCGCAGAAAGAACATGATAATGGAATGTGGCCAGATGCCAAGTATGTTATATATGATGAACAGCAAGAGGTGGAAAAAGAAGCAAAAACTGCAGAGGTTAAGGCCAATGCATTTAGTATCTTCTCTAAACTTTCTCCTTCTAAGCGTTTAGATGTACTTAAGATATTTGGAAAAGCAACTACTAACTCTTCGGAAGATTTCACATACGCTCGTCTATATGAAATATTAGAAGAAGATCCAAAACGTTTTTCAGAAGTAGCTTCTGCTAAACCAGAGGAAATAAAAGTGAAGGCTCTTATGTTCGATTTAGAGGGTAAAGGTATTTTAAGAACTAAAGGCGCTGCGTATCTATACAATGATCAGCAGTTAGGTTTTGATTATGACGATACTGTTATGTACTTAATGAATCCAAAGAACCAAGCACTATTAATTAAATTAACTGACGACCTAAAAGCCAGAGAGTAATGACTGTAGAAGAAATGCACTACGACTTTAAGCTTAAATTTAATAAGCTAGATAGCCAAGATTATCAGAACTTCCAAGTTCCTGAGATAGATTGGATATTAAATGAAGCACAATGGGTATTTCTTAAACAACGTTACGGTCTAACAAATCCAAAACAAACTGGGTTTGAAGGAAGTCAAAAGAGAATTGATGATTTACGGAATCTGGTGGTGAGGGGAACTTCACTAGCAGGTTCTGCATCAGTTTCTGCACCCATGTCAGTAAAGGCTTCATTGCCTGCAGATTACATGTTTATGCTTAGAGTTGAAGCAGTCGCTCTTAAGTTAACATGCGGTCAGAAAAACCTGACGTGTAGAGTAACACAACATGATGACTTAAGTAATACTTTAAGTGATCCTTATTATACTCCTTCATATGAGTGGGGTGAAATTCCAATTGTTTTTGGAACGGAAACCTCGGCTGCAGTAGATGCAGACACTATGTTTGGGTACCATGATGGGTCATTCAGTATTATTAATTATCTGTTGGATTACTTAAGAACTCCAAAAAGGATAGCCTTTCCTAGTGGAGTAACTGGAGGATCATATAATTACCCTGGCGCGGTAGCTGTAGCGGCTAATCAAGACTGTGAGTTGGCAGAACATACTCACAATGAAATCGTAGATCTTGCTGTACAGATCGCGGCTGGTGATGTTGAGCACCCAGGATTACAAATAAAAATGGCTAAGACTGCAATGTTTGAATAAAAATTAATAAAGAATAAAATTATGGTAAAAGCTAATCAATTTGTAATGGCAATGACTGCAGGTGTAGCGCCTGGAGCATCAACTGCTGCAACAATAAACAATGCTGCAGGTGGGGCTGTTACTCTCGCAACAATCCCAGTAGGGGCTGCAGCGATCGTATCTGCTGGACTAACTAGAGCAACTATTACTGCTGCATTAGCAGCAGCTTCGGAGTATTACTTCGTTAAAAACGTAGGGGGTAAATTAATACATAGTCCTGCTTTCACAGCAACGGCTGCTGAAATTGCTTTAACAAAAAAGAATGAAGTATTTGCTGCGGGCGCAAGCTCAAAAGTAATGATCAAAACAATAACTACTGCTAAACTTAAGTGTGAGTCTGAGTATATGCTTAAATTGAGATTCGAATCTCCATGTATAATGAAGACTTACGGATACCAAGATTTCGTTAAAACAATCAGTTATACTACTGGATGTTGTGCTGATCCTTGTGTAGACTGTGGTACATATGTACAGGGCGACTTCGCTGATGAGTTAGTGATACAAATCAATTTACAAGCAGCTGGACTAGTTACAGCTACTGCAACTGGGGCAGATATAACAATAGAAACTATAGGTGACTCTGCTGCGGCATTAGCTTGTGGTCTTGACCCTATGGAATGTAGTGACTATAACGTACAGCTTAATGTAGGTTTAGAAGGAGCATTTGAATGTTCAGGAGCAACTGTTGTAACTGCTGGTACTGGTACAACGGCTTACTCAATGACTGTAGGAGGAGGTATCAATAGCTGCACTTGGAGCATGGGCATCTGGTTACTACAGAGACTTAGGTACTGTAAGAGGAGGTTTCCCTTATATTACTGCTGATAACGAAGCTGACGCTTCAATAAACTACGACTTTACAACTTTTACTATAAAAGAAAGCGCTAAGAGTGCTGCTACAATGGCAGATACTGTTAATTCTTTTGAGGTAGTAATTGCTTATAAAACAGGAGTTACTGCACTAGATGCAGGTGAGGTTAATACTCTTTTAGGGTAATTCACATATCAATAATAATAGTAGATTGCCCTACGGGGCCGCTACTTTTGTTATTCTAGATTCTTATTACAAGAATCTGAAAAATAAATTATGAGTCGAAATAGATTGTGTGTATACTGCCATCCAGTTAATGGGGTGACTTATAGTGCTGCCCCAGAGCCTAATGGTACAAGTCCATGCGTGTCAGAACCAGATTGTCCTTGTGAGAACTTACTTGCAGATCCTGCTCTTATTGCAGCTGGAGTAACTAATGTATATACAGCAACTCACCCTGACCCTACATTCAATACAGTTGGAACAGGATATGACCCATGTACAGTAACAAACTCTACTACATGTATATATGCGATGTGTCCAATTCTGGGTATCTATCCCAAGTTATAACATCAGGTAGCTGCCCTACGGGGTGGTCAACTACAATACCATCATGTGGAGCGACTGCTAAATTATCAGTTTCAGCCGCAGGTGGTGGACTATGTTCAGGACCTCCTACTAGTGGGTGTAACGTATGTTTTAATTCGGCATGTACAAGTACAGGAGCAATACAAACTACAGTACTTGTAGGGCTAGGGTTAACTAATGTACAATTACAGCAATCAGGAAGTAACGTACAGCTAAATACCTGCTCACCGATTTCCCCCAACCCTTTTATCACGACTTCTGTGGATGGGGATGTATTTACGGTTACAGGATATTGCGGATCACCTTCCATAATAGACCAATGGCAAAAGTCAACCTCTAGTTCTGATGCTCCCTCGTGGGGGGCCGCGGATTGCGGGGAGGTTGCAGTAAGTTCTAATACAAAAATATATGCATTTTATGATGGAACATCATTAGGGGAATCTCAAGCAGAGGCTGCGTACACAGCATTAACAGCATGGCTAGGTGGGATTGCTAATTTTACTGTAGACACAGTACACGGGTCTGCAACACAAAATGTATTCCATACTGCAGTTTCAGGGGAAAGATGGGTAGATTGGGGTTCAGCAGTATTAACTGGTAAATTCAACAATAGTCAAGTCACCCCATACGAGCAAGTCTCAGTTAATGGGGGAACATACGCTGACTTCACTCACTGTACTGGGGGGTCAGATTGTGCAGTTAAAAGAAATGCTGGAAATAATCTTCTGATCCCTAATTATTTTAATTCTCCTGCCAATAACTCAAAACAGATAGCACAATTAAACTGGGCATATGATACTGCAGGTGTAGATGAATTCTACGATACCGCAGAGGGATCCTTAATTGGAGCATCTATGTTTAATTATGGATCAAGCGCTGCGAACGGAGCACAAACTTGGAATGGGTTTCCGCCAAAAGCTACAAATACGGATGATGTACTAATAGTGATATTCGCAGATGAGTCTATGTGGTCGTACCATGCA